GTACTATTAACTGTCCGTCTTAATATCATATCTAATATATCAATAACATTAGTATCTAAAGGATATGAAGCGGTGCTTTGAGTAACAGTTTGCGTAGCTTGCTCTATAGTCCATTGATTTAAACCACGATTAGCCCATTCAGCTAACATAAGATTAATTGATCTTTTTGCTGTTTTTAAATCATACCCTGTACGCAACTCAAGACCACAACGTTCATAAGCTTCTTCTACAAATTCAGTAACATTTGGTTCAAAATTAGTGCTTCCAGATAAAGCCATTTTTTAATTACTCTGTAATTGATTTCTTCTACGATTAGCATTACCTGACACAACTTCACCACCATGCATTTTGTATTGTACTTTAACGTCTTTTTTCTTTGCTGCGTTTTTAGCCATAGCAATCCCTTTTGGTGAATATTCGTAATGTTTTCCATCTACTTTTGGCATGATTATTCCTAATGTTGCTATTTTACGTTATTATTTTGCCATTAGGCATGAAATACCGTCATTGTAAGAAAAGTTGATACAGTGTACTGAATATAAATCCCAGCCGTAAATAAAACACCTTCTTCTGGTATTACTACATCTCTAGTAGCCGTAGCACTAGCAACTGAACTTAATCCCATAACAGTAGTTCCTATTGGGGAAGTATTATGAAAATTTGTAGTACCTGCTGTACCTGTACTGGTTAAAAATATACCTTTTAACCTTGATCTACCTGCAAAAATAACATCTGCTGCTGAACCATTCACTCCTGCTGAAACATTGCCTGCGGGATTACCTACTGCTGAAATACCCGATATTGTTTTAAAATATTTGGAGCCAGTAGCTGTCCCCGCATTAGCACCTGTTATAGATTCTGTTTGAGAATCTCCATCAACATCGGTGCCTGTTACCGTAAACGATTTAGCAGAATCATCCCCAGCCGAGAGGATAGTGACTACCCTCCCATGACTGAGTGAAACCGCACCGCCAGAAGCTAACGCACCACCTATAGTAAGTGCTGCGTTATTTCCGACACTTGCTGCTACAGATATACCATCGGCATCTAAGGCTACGGTGTCTGCTGTAATTGTTACAGCCTTTACATCTGATCTAGCCATTATATGCTCCTACTTATATATTAAGTTTAATGAGTGAGTAATCCGTGGTCACATCAACTAGCATACACGTACCAACAATATCTAAGATGTCGCTTGTTGCGGGGGCTACGCCACCTGCAACCGTTGCTGATCTCACTACGTTATGGCCAAGCACTACAGTTCCTACTGTTAATACTGCTGCTGGTCCATAAGTTTGGAACCAACCATAAGCACTTAATGCCATATCGACAACGGGAACACCCATTGCTGCGCCTGTTTCTGCTGCTGGTGCAACCACAAGTCCAGACCAGGGGTCTGACATTAAAGAAACTTTAGATGAAGTTGCTATTGCTGTAGCTAATGCATCGTGACATGTTATTACAACGGAAGGATCATCCGAATGATCGTGTACTGGATTAGACTTAATTTTTAAACATTGTCCTTCGCCTGCGCCATCATTTACATAAAGATAACCACCTGCGTATTGATTTAAAGTAAGGTCAGTTCCTGCTGTTTCCACTGAAATCTCATACTCACCTGCTACAACTGCTGCAGTTGGGGCTAAATCTTGGTGATCGGCCTTTGTTCCAACAATGGTTTGAACAAGTTTTCCTGCTGTTAATGCAACACCACCTGCTAAACCGTATCTAAATACTCTGTCACCGTAGTAAAGAGTTGATCCTAAAGGAATATCATTCCCTAAAGAGTCTGTTATTGAAGTGGTACCACTTGTGAAAGGGTTGATAATTGAATCTGGATTAGATCCTTTACCCGTAAAAAAGTCAGTAGGTGCAAAACCTAATATTGAACTAGTACCAGTTACGCTACCAATTTGGTATGCACCACCTTCTCTAGTTCCATAAGTAGTTTCTGCGCCTGTTGAGCTATTAACTCTATAGGTTATAAAACCATTTTGTGAACGTACTGGACCGCTAAAGCTTGAATTTGCCATAATTTCCTCTCCTGAAAAAATAAGTCTTATCGTCTCGGCTTGTCTGCTAGGTCAGTCGATAAAACAAAATAATTATCCTAGTCATTTGATTGTATATTAAATATTATAAAAAAAGAAGAAAAAAAAAGGGAGCCGAAGCTCCCCTTATCAGTAGTTGAGTTATAAACCCTACTGAAGGTTCAATTTAAGCACCTTGAGAACCATATACAGCTCTAAAGTTAGAATATCCAAATGAATATCTTTCTCTAGCTTTGTATCTCATATTACCTGTATCGAAATCTCCCTCTAATGCCGTAGACATTGGTGATCTTTCAAAATGCTTGAATCCATCAGGACAATCAGTCTTAATGAAGAAAGCATCTGTATCAGTTAGATAGTGATTCACTACATAACCATCAGGTAACATTCCCATGCTTTTAACAGCGTTTATATCGTTGTCAGAAGTTCCTACTCGCCCTGGAGTTTGTAGTAATCTGTCAGCAATAAATTGAAGTTGAGGTGGAACAATAAGTTTCATTCCTCTCAAAGCAATTGATAAGCCTCTGTCATCAGTAAACGTTGAAATACTAATCAACGCAGATTCTAACGAAGTTTCATTCAAATCTGCCATAGTAGTTGCACGGTTTGCTAATGAGCCACCACCACCCAGAGGGTGATTTGTTGCTATAAGCACTTTACCGTCACCACCTGTTGTATCAAACGCATTGTTCAATACAGCAGCACCTTTGATTTGCTTAGTGTTAGCCATAGAACGTGCAAGAGCTTTAGTATATCTAGCTCCTAAACGGTCATATAGGTTATCTTCAACAGCTTCTTCTGTTAATGCAAAAGCAAGTGCAACAGTTTCGTGAGTGTAACGAGAAGTATAACCTTCGTTAGCATTGTCAAATCTGACACCTGCTCCCTCAGTTTTTACTTCAGCATTACCGAAACCTGAGATTAATACTTCTTCTTCAAACGCTCTGTCTGATGATTCTGTATCAAAAATTTCAGCATGTTCTGCTTCGTACCTAGCATATTCCATCCCAAAAAGGGCGTTTAAACCAGGCTCTAGCTCTTTAGCGAGCTGACTTCTATTTATAGCCATTATTTATACCCCTGCCGCTGCATCATAGAAATGCTCGTTAATTTTAACCACAACATTAATGTTTGCGGAACCCGTTGTAGAATTGGAAGGATCTTGAGAGAACCCAACAATTCTAAATTGCGCAGTACCAGTACCTACTGTAGAAGAAATCTCTACTGATGACATACCAGTTTTAGTAGACCCTGCGACATACGTTGCCATATCCGCATTGTTACCAATTGCCGTAGTTGCGTAAGAGCCATCACATTGCACTTCAAAAAGCGCATTTGGATCGTCTTCTACCATTGCTACAGCATCTGTTGCTGCTGTTGCAGTTACCCAATGCGATTGAAAAGTCGCATCTCCACTGCTATTTGTATATTGCACACCTCTAAAGACACCCAATAAAGTATCACCTGCGGCTGCTACTGCAATGCCACCTGTGCTTACCATTTTTACTGGATCCCCTGAGAAAATTGCTCCAGTTGTCCCAGTTAGTAATTTATATCCTGTAGTCCCACCATTCTGAGGACTTGAACCTAATTTACCTACTGTTCTTAAACCGAAAGCTGCATCATTATTAGCCATAATACATTTCCTTCTTTTTAATTAATTATGAAATAGCAATAATCATTATTCACGATTACCACCGCCAAAAGTTACGCTTGTTTTTCTCTCTGGTCGTAAGATCGGAGAGGCTGGATCAGATTCTTTCATCAAATCATTGTCAACCGCATCTTGTTGCGTTTGACTACGAGCTTGAAAGTAGGCGTTTCTTTCTTGTCTCGTTTCATTAGGAATCTTGGCCAATAACAAACCACCCACTGATACAACACCTGCGTGCCTTCCATCGTCAAGCGTGGGAAGTTCAAATCCATCTAACTCATCGGCCTTAACAAGTTCAAAACCTTCTCTTAGCCTAGAAGTTACATTTTTTCTATCTTCCTGTCCAACGATTTCAGCTCTTATCCACCTGTAGGAATAGCCTTCAGGTGCAGGTGGTGTCTCCAACATTGATGGGGGTCGCCACGGTTTGCGAGCGGTACTTTTAGCTCGAGTTTCGGCAGAACGCGAAGTTCTGTTGTTTGATGCTTGCGCATCGGTATTCAATTCTTTATTACTCATATTCTTACCTTACCTTTTAATGTGTTTAGCATATTCTTTTAAAGGCACATTCAAACGCCTCGCCATGTCTACTTCGCTCTTGGTTAGCTTAACTTGTCGTTTAGTACCAGAGCTTTCGCTTCTACCAGCAGGAGCTACAGTTTGCTGTATTCTCCCTTTGGACTGTGCTTCCCCACCATCGCTAAACTTATGTGGAAACTCAGAACGCATACGTTTGTCTATTTGAGTGTAATACATAGGATCGCTTGTATCAAATCCTTCTTCCTCAATTAGTTTACGATGGAAGTTAAAAGCAGCCAAAGTCATAGTTTCATCCTCACCAAACCATTCGTTTTTACTTGCCCAATCTTCGGCTTTTTGGTCTGGTTTTGGGGCTGGAGCTTGGGCTTTAGG